CAAGCCCAAAGTGCCAAACTTACGGATTTGCTGAGGAAAAATGGGCGCGCCCGGCAGGACTCGAACCTGCGACCCCCGGCTTAGAAGAAAACTCCCGCAGCTATCTAACGTGTTGTATCTAAAGTAGTTACTGCGATCCTTCCAAGCGGCTCTACCAAGCGGCGCGGCTCTGGCTACCGGCGGTCGCGAATGGCGAGGATGAGATCGATGGCGTGACGCGTATCGGGCGGCAAGGACTCGAACCAGAGGGTGAGCGCGTCGCTCACGATTTTGGCCTGGGAGTCGCCGAGGACGCCGACCGCGGCATCGAGGCGTTGGGCGAGCGGCGCCGCGAGGGGCACGTTGACTTGCCGCTTCAGCCGCCGGGGAGACTTGCGGGCCATGCGCGGCCATCCTAGATAACCGCAGAAGTATTAGACAACCAAGCAAGCCTATAGGCACTAACAAATGCACATCTATAGGCATGAATAAGCCCTATACCTCGTAGAAGTACTAGGGCCTCAACCGGCATATTGACGAGTTGACACCCGGGTACGTGTCGTCGTGTGATCGCGCCTCCCCTCCCCCGGAATCCCGGTGGTACGGCCTGTCCGCGTCGCGCCGACATCACAGACATAAATGCATACCAATTCAAAGGAATGACGCGTAAGGGGACTCTGTAGTCATCGGTTTGACAGACTTCGCGCGCTCCTTTAGTTTTCAACGCTCGTCGCCGATTGGCGTCGTCGTCGTTTAGGAGGCGTTCATGGTTGTTTCGTCGCCGGCCTCATCCTCCGTCGTCGAGTCTGAGCCCCTGCCGGACCCGGCCGACGCCCCGATTCGTGACCTCTCCGCCCTCCCCCTCATCCTGCTGGCCCCCGACATCGCCCGGATTTACCGGCGGTCCCTGGGCACGATCCGGCGCGACTGTCAGCGGGGCACGTTCCACCCGCCCCCATACGACACGCGGCCGTACCGCTGGCTTCGCGCCGCCGTCGAGCAGGACCTGGACGAACGAAGCCGGCAGGCGGCGGCGGCCACCCGCGCCGCGGCCCCGAGGCCCGCCCAGCCGACCCGCCGCCGGCGCTGACGGTGGACGACGTCCGGCAGGTGGCGGCGCGCGTCAGCCGCCGGCTCGGGCAGGTCTACTGCCGGCTGACGACGGGGCATGACTGGCGCCTGGAGCTGCAGCCCACGCGCCTCGCGCTCGTCTGCTGGCACTGCGGCGCGCGGACCCCGGGGTGGGCGATCGGCTGAACGGAACAGGAGGCGAGATGACCATCACCATTGAATCGACGACGAAGATCGTCGACCTCGAGACGCGCGACGGCGGCCGCATGCCGGCGCGCATCTGGGAAGGCACGACCGCGAGCGGCATCCCCGTCCATGTCTTCGTGACCCGGATCGCTGTCCACAAAGACGAGGACCACACGCAATTTGTGGCGGAGTTACAGGAGCACAAACCACCGTCGAACCGAATCGATGGCGTCTACGAGACGCGATTGTTTCTGGACTAGCCCCCGGTGACGACGAAGGGAGGCGCGGCGTGAATCGGTACGGCGTGTACACGGCGCGCTATTTCACCGGCCCGACCGGGCGCGAAATTCAGGCGGCCGGGTCCGACCCGGTGATCCTGGGCCTCTACCTCGGCATCAACGAACACGCGACGATGATCGGCCTCTACGAGTTGCCGCTGCTGTTTGTTGAGCATGAACTGCCGGTGCTGCCGACGCGGATGCGGCTCCGCCAGGCCTTCCGGGCGCTGGCGACGCTGCCATCGGGGCCCTTCGCGCTTTACGACGAGCCGACCGGCCACGTCTGGGTGCCGACCCTGGCGCGCATCCGGCTCAACCTCGGGCCCACCGACGTCCTCGCGCGGCGCGACAAGCGCCACCGCGCCGTCGTCACGCTCTACGAGAACCTCGCGCCCAACCCGTACCTCGCCGCGTTTTTCGACCGCTACGCCGCCGCGCTCCTGCTGCCACGGCGGCGCGAGGCGAGCGGCGGAGCGGGCTTGCCGCTCTTTCCCGACACCAAGGGCATCGGATGGGGCTCCGATGCCCCATCGAAGCCAGAGATCAGATCAGGATCAGAGATCAGAGATCAGAGAAGGCCTGTGGAAACTGTGGAAACTGTGGAAAACCGGCGCGACTGAGGACGAAAGGCTGACGAATGCCGACACGATCCGGTGTCCCCTTCGCCCTCTGCTGCGAGTCCTACGGCCTCCCGCGTCCGGTCACCGAATACCCGTTTGCCCTGCAGGAAGGCCGGCGCTGGCGGTTCGACTACGCCTGGCCGTCGCATCACGTCGCGCTCGAGGTCGAGGGCGGGATCTGGCAGGCGGGCCGGCATACGCGCGGCGCCGGCTTCGTCAAGGACCTCGAGAAGTACAACACGGCGCAGTGTCTCGGCTGGGTCGTCTTGCGCTGCCTGCCGTCGACGCTCGCCGAGGCCCCGACGCTCGCCTTTGTCAAGCGGGCGCTCGCCGTGCGGGAGGCCTAATGCTGATGGCCGCCACCCGCGGGACGCTGCGCCAGGTGGCGTGCGCCATCTGCGGCGCCGGCCTCGAGGCCGGGAAACTGTTTGGCTGTTACCGCTGCGGGCGCGTCATCCTCTGCGCCGATCACGTCGTCGCCTGGCTGACGCTCGAGGACTGGGTCCGCTGGCCGCTCTGCGGCCCCTGCACCGCGGCCGTCTACCGCGGGCCGCTCGCCGACCTGCTCGAGGCGGCCCGGTGACCCCGCGCCTTGACTCCGTTACGCCCTCGGCACCGACGCGAGCGCGCCGGCCCGTCAACGGGAACCCGGCCGTGTTCCGCATCCATGACGCGCCGCTTTCGACGAAAGGACATCGCCCCATGATCACGCTGACCGCGCTGCTGCTGCTCATCGCGCTCGGGCTCGCTGTCGCCGCCGCCATCGGTAAGGCGCCGCTGTGGGTCGCCGTGCTCATCCTCACCGTCGCCAATCTGCTCACGCTCGGCTGGCCGCGATGAAAGGAGGGCCATTGAAAGTGAGCATTCAACGCATCGCGCTTCGCGACATCGAAGCGAATCCGTATCGGCAGATCGACCGCTACCGCATCAGCGAAGAGAAGATCGCCGCGCTGATTCAGAGTTACGACATGAGCGGCTTTTGGGATGGATCGCTGCAGGCACGCCCGCACCCGACGCGGGCGGGCAAGGTTGAGATCGCCTTCGGCCATCATCGGATCGAAGCAGCGAAACGGCGCAACCTGCACGAGGTTGGGCTCGTCGTCGCGAAACGCTCGGACGCCGACATGCTGCGGATGATGGCGTTCGAGAACCGCGAGGAATTCAAGGGCGATCAACTCGTCGCGACGGAAACCATTGGGGCGACGATTGCCGCCTTCGGGCGCGGCGAGATTGAATTTGAACCCGTCGCAAAGGACACAAACAAGGCACACGTCTATAAGGCTCCGCCGAATGGCGGAGCCTATACCTGTGCAACTGTCGCCCGGTTCCTAGGATGGACGAAGCAGCACAAAGGACAGGAACCTGAGCCGACGAACGGTTGTCGGATCGCGTTCGCGGCGTATCACGCGAATGTAATTCCGGCGTTGCTCAAGCTCCCCGAAGATAACCGCACGCGTGAAGCGACGACGGCGGTGCTCAGCGCGGTTAAGTCAGCGCGCACAGTCGCGCGCCGTGCGGGCCGGTCAACAGCCGAGGCCGACGCGGCCGCCGCACGCGCCGCGCGCGAGACGGTAACGCGCATTAAGCAAGGCGCGATCGCGTCGAAGGTGCATGACGAAGCGGCCAAGATTGGCCGCGCCGCCGCCGGTGTCGAGCGCACGCCGCCCGCGATCGCGCAGTTCGTGCAGCAGCGCGCCGATGGATTGCGATCGCGCATCGTCAATCTTGAAACCGAGATTGACGGCGTGCTGAATGACGTCTTGCCCTACCGCGATCAAGTCCCCGATGCAGTGCTGAAACACCTGCTCGATGCGCTCACGTTCGCCGACACCCGCACCCGCGCGCTCTTCTTGAAGTGGATCAACCGTCTCACGGCACGCAGTGAGCGTGACATCACCCCGCGGCGCCGCTTACTGAAAGGAGGACACCCCCATGCCGCAAATCTGTAGTCCTTCGTTACTCGCAAAGGTCACGATTGAACTGTTCAACACAGGCCGCCGCACGGTGTCGTTTCGCGATCTCGTGACGAAGCTCGATCGCGACTTCGATCATGACTTCGCGGAGCGCGTCGTCGATCAACTCGTGGACACCGCCGAGATCGTCGAACGTGCGGGCTATCCCTGCACCCCGGTTAACGACTTCTGTGCGCGGCAATATGCCGAGACGCCGATCGCCGACGTAGCGACCGCCCGACGCTGTAACGTCTACAACTCGGGTGGTAAGCGGCCGGTCGCGATACGCCGCGCGCTGCCAGATGACCTCGTGCGCGGCGAAGTCAACGGCAGTGGCGCCCACCTGGGGATCGGGTTGCTTAAACACATTTCCCAAGAGAACGCCAACGACGTCGCGCGGGGAATCACGGCACCCGAAACCGGCGAGCGTCTGCGACGGCACCTGCGCGAAGAATTGCCGCGCATCCCTGAGATCGAGCCTGACGCGCAACAAAGCTTGCTCCCGACACCAGACGACGACGAAGAGAATTAACTAGTGGCCGAGCCAAAGAAGCCGACCCTGACGACCGAAATCGTCCGGACCCCCAACGACCACCGCTTGGTTTTCTGCTTCGATGGGCACCTGACAGTCTTCAAGAGCGATCACCCACTCGAGGAGCGTGTGATCGAACTGACTGAGGCGTACCTCACGGATGACGGCCGGTTGCTCTTACCGGAGATTGTGGCGTGGGATGGTGTGACCTCGTGCCTGGCACGAAGTCCCGACGGTTACAGGTGTGAACTGCCGGCCGATCACACGGGCCCGCACCAACGCTGCGTGCGCTGGAGGTGATGTGCCGACGGCCGCACTGAAACCGTGTGCTGAGCCGGGCTGCGCCGCGCTCGTCACCGGCAGTCGGTGTGCGGCGCACGCCCAAGAGCGCGAGCACGCGCGCCCGCAGTGGGCCGCACGCCGCTGGTACCGCACGGCCCGATGGAAACGGTTACGGGTGCAGGTGCTCAGCGATGCGGCGCACACCTGCGCCGGCTGCGGCCACGTCGCGGCTGTCCTCGACGTCGATCACATCGAACCGCACCGCGGCGACCGGGGGGCCTTTTGGCGGAGGTCGAATTTGCAGGCCTTGTGTCCATCGTGTCACGCGCAGAAAACAGGAAAGGGGCAGTGATGGCCGACCCAGAGAACCCGACACCGACACCCAAGACCCCGCCCGATCGGCAGCCGCGGCGACCGCCGCATCAACACGAGCCGCCGATGTGGGAGGAACCGCAACCGCCAGTCGAAGAGGAACTGCCGCCGCTCGAGGACGACGAGCCGCTCGCGCCGAGCCGGGGGGGCGTGTGAATGTTCGGGCACGATTCGACCGCAAACCATCTCCCTGTCACGCGTGCGCAGTCGCGGTTTCAAACGCGGTTCAGGAATTCAAATGAAGGCCTCTAGAAATCAAATCACGCCGAGATGAGCGGCCAGAAGGGGTTGAGTGGCGGGCGGCGTCCCGGGGCCGGGAGAAAGCCGCTGGACGCGCGGACGCGGGACATCACCGGGAACGCGGGGCATCGCGGCCGGTTGCTCCCGTATCCCGGCCTGGATGTCCCGCCAGTTGTCCCGGCGTCCCAGGTGTTTCCCTGCCCGGACAGCTGGACGCCGGAGGAGCGCGGCGTCTGGGAGGAGCTGGCGCCGCATGCCTTCGCGCAACGGACCCTGACGCCGGCGACCCTCGTCGCCTTTCGGGTGCTCGTCCGCAACGTACTGCTCGAGCGCGTCTTGGCTGAGTCCCCTATGTTTCAGGGCGGCCCGAATCACCGTGGCGTGCTGCAGCGGGTCGACGCCGAGCTGCTGCGCTTCAACCTGTCACCCTGCGGGAAACCCATGGTTGAGCCGGAGGCCACGACGGTGCCGGTCAATCCGCTCGCTCGGTTTCTTGCGCCCAGGCGGCCGTGATGCCTCTCAAATGAGAAGGCAAAACAGGAAGTGACAGATCCCGTCACGGCCTACGCCCGCGGCGTCGTCGATGGCACGATCATCGCGAGCCGGCTCGTCCGGCTGGCCGGCGCCCGCCACCTCCGCGACCTCGAGACGGGCGCGGCCCGCGGCCTCCGCTGGGACGTCGCCGAGGTCGATCGGGCCATTGCCTTTTTCGCCGACATCCTCTGCCTGCCGGAGGATACGCAGGACCCGGACCCCGAGGCCCCGCTCGAGGGGACGCCCTTCCGGCTGCAGCCCTGGCAACAGTTCATTGTCGGGTCCCTGCTGGGCTGGTGGACGACCGCAGGCACGCGCCGCTACCGCGATGCCTTCATCGAAACGGCCAAGGGGTGCGGCAAGACGCCGCTCGGCGCCGGCCTGATGCTCTACCTGCTGATCGCGGACGGGGAGCGCGGCGCCCAGGTCTACATGGCGGCCGTCAGCAAGGACCAGGCGAAGCTGGCCTTTACCGACGCCGACAAGATGGTCGCCTCCTCGCCGTACCTGCGCGTGCTCGTCGACCGCAAGGTGAACAACCTGGCGATCCTCGAGACGGGCTCGTACCTCCGGCCCATCAGTTCCGAGAAGCGCGGCCTCGACGGGAAGCGCGTCCACGGCGCGCTGATCGACGAGGAGCACGAACACCGCACCGACGTCGTCGTGAGCAAGGTCCGCCGCGGCACCAAAGGCCGGCGGAATGCGCTCGTCGTGCGGACGACCAACAGCGGCGTGGATCGGCAATCGATCTGCTGGCACGACCACGACCATTCGCGTAAGGTGCTCGAGGGCGCCACGGTCGACGACGCCTGGTTCGCCTTCGTCTGCGGCCTCGATCCGTGCCCCACCTGCCTGGATGCCGGGAAGGAGTTCCCGGCCGAGGACTGCAAGACCTGCGACGACTGGCGCGTCGAAGGGGCCCACTGGACGAAGGCGTGTCCGAACCTCGGCGTGTCGGTGTCCTGGCAGTACTACCGCGAGCTCGTGACGCAGGCCCTCGCGCGACCCGATGCCGTCTCGGACCTGCTGCGGTTCAACTTCTGCGTCTGGACGACGGCGCAGAGCCGGCCGATCAACCTGCAGCGGTGGCAGGCGTGCCAAGCCCGCCCGGCCGATGCCGCGCTTGCCGGCCGGCCGTGCGTCGGCGGCCTCGACCTCGGGCAGTCGGACGACCTGTCGGCCTGGGTCCGTGTCTGGGAGCTCGACGGCGGCGCCGTCGCCGTCAAATGCCGGTTCTGGCTCCCGTCCGTCGCGCTCGAGCGCTACCGCGACCGGCCGTATGAGGAGTGGCGGCGGGCCGGCGCGCTCACGGTCACCGAAGGCGACACGACCGATTACGACCTGATCGAGGCGACGGTGGCTGCCGACTGCGACGCCGACGGCGTGCGGGAAGTGGCATACGATAGGCGCTTCGCGGAGCAGCTCGCCCAGCATCTGCTCGGACGGGGAATCACCATGGTCAACACGCCCCAGGGATTCCAGCTCAACGAAGCCATCCGCAAGAAGCTCGAGCTCGTGACGACGGGGCAGCTCTGTCACGGCGGCGATCCGATCCTGACGTGGATGGCGAGCAACTACGTGCTGCGCCACGGCACCAAAAGGGAAGTCCGGCCGGACAAGGACCACGCGGCCGACAAGATCGACGGCCAGGTCGCGCTGGATATGGCGCTGGACCGCATCGTGCGGCGCCCGGTGGACCCGCCGAAACCCTATCAGCTCTTCGTCCTCGGCCGCCCGCATGTCTGACCGCCGCCGTGGCCGCCCGCGTGTCCCTGCGCCGGCGGCGGCGCGGCTCGCGCTGCGCCTGACGCCGGCGGAACGGCTGGAGTTGCGGCGCGTCGCGCTCGAGAACGGGACGACGGCGTCCGGCCTGGTGCGCGAGGCGGTGAACGGCTACGTGGCCGACTACGCCGACCGGCGCGTGTTCCCGCGCCGCTGAATTCCTGTACGTACAACAATTCGGCGCGGTGCGAGACTCAGCGGCACCGCCACGATGGACCGGGCCTACGCGCTCCTCGAGCTGAAAGGCGTTGACGACGCCCGGCGCATCATCGAAGGGATCGCCACGACCCCGACGACGGATCGGGCCGGCGATATCGTCGAGCCGATGGGCGCGCAGTTCGCGCTCCCGATTCCGCTCCTCTGGCAACACAAAAGCGACCAGCCGATCGGCGAAGTGCTGGCCGCGACCGTCACGCCGGCCGGGATTCTGATTACCGCGCAACTCGCCACGGTCACCGAACCCGGGGCCCTGAAGGACCGGCTCGACGAAGCGTGGCAGTCCGTCCGCAGCCGGCTGGTGCGCGGGCTCTCGATCGGCTTCAAACCGCTCAAGGCGCAGGCGATCAAGGGCACCTACGGCGTGCATGTCCTCGAGTGGTTGTGGGCGGAACTCTCCGCCGTCACCATTCCCCAGAACGTCGAGGCGACGATTCTGACGATCAAGTCCGCCGACCAGGCCGCGATGGGCCGCCGTTCACCTCTGCCCGGCGTTACGGGCGCAACTGGGGGTCGCCCCAGGAAGGATGCGTCCGTCATGACGATCAGCGAACAAGTCACCCAGTGGTCCAACGCCCGCGCGCCGAAGGCCGCCAAGATTGCCGAACTGATGGCGGTCTCCGCCGCGGCCGGCGCGACGCTCGACGAGGCGCAGGCGGAGGAATTCGACAGCCTCGAGCGCGAGGTCAAGAGCATCGACCAGCAGCTGACCCGCCTCAAGACCGCCGAAGCCCTGCAGGTCGCCTCGGCCGTGCCGATCACGGCGAAGTCGGCCGCCGAGGCGAGCGCGCAGCGGGGCGGCCTTCCTGTGATTTCCGTCCGGCCGAACGTCCCGCCCGGCACCGGCTTCATCCGCTATTGCCAGGCGCTGGCCGTCGGGCGCGGCTCGCGGAGCGAGGCGGCCGAATTCGCCAAACAATGGAAAGACTCGACGCCGGAAATCGAGCTGGTGCTCAAGGCGGCCGTCGCGGCCGGCACCACGACGGACGCGACCTGGGCCGGGCCGCTCGCGCCGATGCGCCCGCTCGTCAACGAATTCCTCGCGATGCTCCGCCCCAAGACGCTGATCGGCAACATCCCTGGACTGCGGCAGGTGCCGTTCAATATCTCCGTCCCGTCGCAGACGGGCGGCGGCACGTACGGCTGGGTCGGGCAGGGGGCGCCGAAACCGGTCGGGAAGCTCGCGTTCGGCACGGTCACGCTGGCGATCAACAAGGTCGCCGGCATTATCGCGATCACCGAGGAGCTCGCCCGCACCTCGTCGCCGCCGGCGGAGGATCTCATCCGCCAGGACATGGTGGCCGGCATTGCGGCGTTTCTGAATACCGAATTCGTCGACCCGGCCAAGGCGGCGGTCGCGAACGTGTCGCCCGGCTCGATCACCAACGGCGTCACGCCGATCACGTCGGCGGGCACGACGCCGGCGAATGCGCGCACCGATATCCAGGCGCTCCTGAACGCGCTCGCGGCGGCCGGCCTGCCGGTCTCCCAGGCCGTGCTCCTGATGTCTGAAGCCAACGCGCTGGCGCTCGGGTTCGGGCTGAACCCGCTCGGCCAGCCGCTGTTCCCGAGCCTCGGCCCCTCGGGCGGGAACGCGCTGGGCATTCCGGTTGTGACGAGTCAATCGATGGGCTCGTGGGTCGTCGCGCTCGAGCCCAGCTCCATCCTGCTGGCCGATGACGGTGGCGTGACGATCGATGTGAGCCGGGAGGCGTCGGTGCAAATGGATACGGCGCCCATGAATCCCGCCGACGCGACCGTCGTCATGACGTCGTTCTGGCAAAACAACCTCGTCGGGTTACGGGCGGAGCGGTTCATTACGTGGAAGAAAGCGCGCACCGGGTGCGTGCAGTTCACCGTGGCAACCTACGTTGCCTAAGCAGGAGAGCGCCTGATATGGCCGACGAGCTCGTCGACGTGGAATCGATCGCCCCGCACACTTACGACGGCATTGATCGGCCCGTGGGCACGACGTACCAGGCCGAGGCCGGGCACCTCGAGACGCTGCGGCTGCTCGGGTATGCCTTGCCGCCGCCGGCCGCGGCCGAACGGCGGGCCCAGCTTGCGGCGGCGGCGCCGCCCGACGGGCCGCCGCCGCCGCCGGCGACACGCTAGTGGAACTCTTCGGCTACACGATCGCGCGGACGGCGGCGCTCGCCGCACGTCCGCGCGCCGCGTTTCCGCTCGCGCCGGTCGGACGGGGCACCGGCGGCTGGCGGCCCGTCGTGCGCGAATCCTACGCCGGCGCCTGGCAGCAGAACGTCGAGGTCACGACCGAGGCGGTCCTCACCTATAGCGCCGTGTTCGCGTGTATCACGCTGATCGCGAGCGACATCGCGAAGCTCGGCCTCCGCCTCATGGCGCTCGACGCCGAGGGGATCTGGAACGAGGCCGAGTCGCCGGCGTTCTCGCCGGTCCTCCGCAAGCCGAACCGCTACCAGACGTCCATCAAATTTATCGAGCAGTGGATCACCAGCAAACTCATACACGGGAATACCTACGTCCTCAAAACGCGCGACGACCGGAACGTCGTGACCGCGCTCTATGTGCTCGACCCCGCGCGCGTGACGCCGCTCGTCTCGCCGTCGGGGGACGTGTTCTATGACATCCGGCGCGACGACCTGTCCGGCCAGCCACAGGAGGCGATCACGCTCCCGGCCAGCGAAATCATCCACGACACGATGATTTGTCTGTGGCACCCACTGATCGGGGTGTCGCCGATTTTCGCGTCCGGCGTCGCGGCCATGCAGGGGCTCAGCATTCAGGGCACCAGTACCACCTTTTTCGAGAACGGGGCGAACCCGAGCGGGATGCTGACGGCGCCCGGCGCGATTGCGGACGAGACGGCGACCCGGCTGCTCACGACCCTCAACGCGAAGAAAGCCGGCGAGACCCTGGTGGGCGGCGACGGGCTGAAGTACGAAGCGTTCACCATGACGGCGGTCGATGCCCAGCTGATCGAGCAACTGCAGTGGACGGGCGAAACCGTGTGTTCCTGTTTCCACGTGCCGCCCTACATGATCGGGTTAGGCGACCCGCCGCCCTATGCGAACGTCGAGCCGCTGGTGCAGCTCTATCACGCGCAGTGTCTGCAGAGTCTGATCGTCAACCTCGAGGGATCGCTGGACGAGGGGCTGGGCCTTGGCCCGGCGTTCGGCAACCGCTACGGCGTCGAGGTCAATCCGGACGATCTGATCTGGCTCGACACCGCGACGCGCACCAAGGCCGCCGGCGACGGGATTAGCGCCGGCGCGCTCTCGCCGGACGAAGCGCGCAAGAAGTACTACGGGATCGGGTCGGTGCCGGGCGGCGCCTCGCCGTACATGCAGCAGCAGTATTACAGCCTCGCGGCGCTCGCGACCCGCGACGCGGCCGGGCCGCCGCCGCCACCGGCGCCGCCACCGCCCGCCCCGCCGTCGGACGAGGCGGACGACGAGGACGACCTGGCGCGGTTGGCGCTGGCCCTGCGGCGGCGGGCGGAACGCTGGTATGCAGCCTGACGCGCTCGCCTCGCTCATCGTGGACACGATCGACACAGCGCTAGCGCCGCTCCGCGTCAAACAGGCGGCGCTCGAGGCGCAACTGAGCGCGCTCGAGGCGCTGCGGCAGCAGCTCGCGGCCCTCGCCGGCCTGGGCGAGCGAGTCGCCGGGCTCGAGGGCAAGTGGCCGGTACCGGGCCCGCCGGGGCCGCCCGGGGCAGACGGGAAAGACGGGACAGACGGCCTCCCAGGGAAAGACGGTGTGGCGGGTCTCACCTACCGCGGCGTTTACACCGCCGGCACGGCCTACGCGCGCGGTGACGTCGTGAGCTGGGACGGGTCGGCCTGGCACTGCCAGGACGGGACGACGAGCCGGCCCGGCGAGGCCGGGTCCGCGGCGACGTGGACGCTGATGGTGAAACACGGCCGCGACGCGCGGGGCCGGCCATGAGTGTGCCGCTCCTCACCCTCGCCGAAGCGAAGACGCACCTCCGCGAGGTGTCGACGGCGAACGACGAGGACATCACCGCCAAGACGCTCGAGGCGAGCGCCATCATCGTCAGCTACCTCAAGGCGCAGGCGGACCCGGCCTGGGACGACACGACGGCGCCGCCGGAGGTGAAAGCCGGCGTGAAACTCCTGCTGAGCAACCTCATGGAGAACCGGGGCGGCGAGGATGAAGCCAGGCGCGACGAAATCACCTGGGAGGCGATCGCGCGCATCCTCGTGCGCCGGCGCGATCCGGCGCTGGTATGAGCCCGCTCCGCGATCGCGCGCCGCGCGGCGCCCGCCGGCACCTGGTGACGCTGACGGGCCCGGCCGCCCCGGTGCCGAACAATGACGGCGGCTGGACCGAAACACGGCTCCCGCTGGATCCGCCCACGTGGTTTTGCCGGATCGATCCGGCGTCGGTGCGGGACCTGGAATTTGTGACGGCCGGGACGACGATCGCCCGCGCCAGTCACATCCTCGAGGGGAGCTACCACCCGGGCATCACGACGGCAACCGAGATCACGTTCCGCGGTCGCGTGTTCTACGTGAACGGGGTCATCAATCCGGAGGAACGCAACAGCCACACGATCGCGTTCTGCGAGGAACAGGTGCCGCACTGATGCCGGGACTGTCGCTGAAATGGGCGGGCGTGCTCGAGCTGCGCGAGGAGTTCCGGCGCCTGCCGGGGCGGCTCCGCTATGAGGCGCGCGTGATCGTGGAGAGTACGGCCCAGCTCGCCGCCGCCGACATCCGCGCCGCCTATCCGCGGCGGACAGGCCGCCTCGCCGATAGCGTCGTCGTGCAGCTCCGCCAGCGGGGGCCGTTTGGCGTCGTCGCCCATGTGCGGAACACGGCGCCGCACGCGCACATCTTCGAGCACGGCACCACTGCCCGCCTGACGCGGGCCGGCTGGCCGCGCGGGATCATGCCGGCCGGCAACGTGTTCCTGCCCCGCATCCATCGCGCCCGCGGCCGGATGTACGCCCAGCTCGTCGCGCTCCTCGAGCGGGAAGGCTTCACCGTCAGCGGGGAGGCGGCCTGATGCCCGACACCTCCGACATCGATCAGGCCGTGATCATGAAGCTGGCCTCGGACGCGACCCTCCTCGGCTACATGCCGAACGGCGTGTATTTCAGTACCGCGCCGCCTGGCTCGACGCGGTTCGTCACGGTGGACTACGTCACGACGGATGACGTGGCGATGTTTGGGGCCCGGTCGCATGAGGACAAGGTGTACCGGATTCTCGCGCGCGGGCTCTCGACGACGAACCCGCAAATGAAAGAGGCGGCGGCGCGGATCGAGGCCCTCCTCGAACATGCCGTCCTCACCGTGCCGGGTTACACCACGATGGTCGTGGAGCGGGACGAGTCGCTCCGCTTCGATGTGATTGACGAGGTCGATCCCAAACTCCGATGGTTTCACCGCGGCGGGCTGTATCACGTGGTGATGAGTCTGTAACGGGTAACGAAAGGGCAACGACGATGGGACGCATTCACGGCAAGCACGGGGAAATCTGGATGGACCCGGCCGGCGGCGCGACGCCGACCTATTCAAAGCTCAGCGACCTCAACTCGTACACGTTGAGCCTCTCGACCGACAAGGTCGAGGTGACGTGCTTCAACGACACGAACAAGCAGCGCGTCACGGGCCTGCCGGATTTCTCCGGCGATCTATCGGGATTTTGGAATTCCTTAACATCCCCGGCCATCTTTGACGCCATCCTGGCGGGCGTGCCCGTATGGCTGAAGCTGGTCCCGTCCAGCCTCGAGCCGACGTTCTTTTTCTCCGGCAAGGCCTACATCGACGGCGGCCTCGAGGTCAGCGCGACCGGCGCGGCGACGTTTTCGGGCAGCTGGGTCGCGGCCGACAACTGGACGCAGGCGCCGTAGGCGCGGCCGCCGGTGGGCGCCAGCATCCCGATCCGCGGCACCAGGGGCGCCGTGCGGTGGGCGTACTACACCGCCGCGGCGATCGAGGGCTACGCCGTGCGGCCGATCGGGGCCGGCCTGTGGTCGCTGTCCGCCACGGTCACGCTGGCGGACGCCTACCGCCTGCGGCAACGCCCGCTGACGTTCGCCGCGGAACTCGAACACAACCGGATCTGGCTGTGGCCGATCCTGGAGCTGGAACTGGTCGATCGCCGGCTGACGGCCCGCCTGGGGCCGCCGGTCACGTAACCGAGGAGACCCGCGATGTCACGTTTTGTGAAACCGGAAGCCGTCACCCTGCAACTCGCGAACGGCGATACGTTGACCGTCAAGCGGTACCTGAGTGCCGGCGACGTCCACGATCACGACGTCCGGCTGTATGCCGCCGGGGTGGACGGGACGCCGCAGGTCAATTACGCGGAGATCCGCTGGTCGATCGTCCGCGCGTATCTGCTGGACTGGTCGCTGACCGACGACGCCGGCCAGAAGGTGCCGATCGCGCACCAGCCCGACGCGGACGTCCTCGCCCGCCTGCGCGACCTGCATCAGGAAGACTTCGCCGAAATCTTCGCGGCGATCCGCGCGCATGCCGACGCCATGCAGGCGGCGCGGGCGGCCGAAAAAAAAACGGATGGGCGCGCTGGGTCCGCACCAACGTTGCCATCGCCCGCCGATGCGGCTGGACCTACGCCGACGTCGTTGCATTAGACGCGGACGTGTACCGGGAAGTAATCGCCTTGCTCCTCGAGGAACAGCAACAGCAGCCGTAAGCCGATGCCGATTACCGCCACGCTCGACGCTGACTTTGAAGACTTCTACCGCGAGACGCGGAAGGCCGAAGCCTCGCTCGAGTCCCTGAAACAGACGGGCGGGACCGTCGGGCAGCCGCTCGCGCAGTCCTTCGCGTCCTTCAAAGGCGCGACGGCCTCGGCCGTGGCCGGCTTCGACAAGATGGTCGGCGGGCTCGATTCCGTCGATCGCTCGCTCGCGCTGATGGGCATCAACGTCACCAAGGCGATCGGCGGCCTGCGCGAATTACGGATCGCCATGCTGGCGCTGCAGACGTCCATGACGCCGTTAGGGCTGGCGATTGCCGCCGTCTCGGCGGCGCTGCTCGCGTGGGAATTCGGCCCGAAGATCGTGGGCGCGATGAAAGACGCGAGCCAATGGATCGCGGACACGACGGCGAAGCTCATGGACTGGGGCGACGTCGCCGCGGAAGTGGCGGGCTACAAGGCCGATATGCTCGCCCGCGCCTCGCAAAACGCCGGCCGCGCGATCACCGATCTGACCGAGGCCATGCGGATCAACAAGGACGCGGCGCGGGAGATGGCGGAAGAGCAGAAGAAGGCGGCCGAGGCGGCGGCGGAGGCCACCCGCCGCTGGCGCGCGGATGTCCTGAAGGACTGGGAGGCCGACGTCGAACGGCGCAACCGCAAGTACCAGGAGGACGTCGAGAAGCGCAAACGTCTGGATGAAGAACGCGACGAACAGCGTGCGCGCGAAGAACAGCAGTTTCGCGAGTTTCAAAACATGCTCGGCGAACGGCACCTCGAGGACGAAGGGAAGCGCCTGCAGGCGGAAGCCGACGCGCACGCCGCGATGCTCGCCAAAAAACGCGCCGACGAAGAGGCGTACTACGCGACCGCCTTCACGGTCACCGGGCAGGGGCCGAGTGTGCCGAATACCGGCAGTCTGATCCGCGGGGGACCGCTGGCCGTGACGCCGGGCGCGCCTGGCGGCGTCGTCGGGTTCTCTGGCGAAGGGGACATCCTGGACCTGATCCAGAGCACGCTGGACGCGAGCGCACGCCTGTCCGCATCGGCGCCGCCCAGCGTGAACGTCGTCAACAACTTTGCCGTGAACGGCACGGGTGAAGAGATTGCGCGCACGGTGGAACGGCACATCACCGCGAGCATGAAAACCGGCCGCAAGTGGCCCTCCGCCTAGAAGGGATGTCCGATGGCGATTAATCGCGGCCCGTGGAATGCGCTGATCGACGACGACGGATCGGGCACGACGGGATCAGTGTGGAACAAGGACGCGATTAAGGTCGTCATCCTCGATCCGATCGACCTGGCGGCGGGCGGCGCCAACACGCAGGTGCAATTCAACGACAGCGGCGCCTGGGGCGGGGATAGCGGGCTCACGTACAACAAGAGCACGAAGGTCCTCAGCGTGGGCGGGGATCTCGTGCTGGGCGCCACCGGCGGCATCATTCGCCGCAACACCGTGGCGGGCTCCGACAACGGCTATCTCGTGCTCACCGCTGCAAGCGGGACCGATGTCACGCGCAGCCCGTACCTCGCGGTCTACGGGAATCAGGTCGCGGGCGTCGGTGGCAATTTGCGCGTCGGGCTGGGCACGCTGGCCGGGGCGGGATTCGAGGTCATGCGCGGGGACGGCAACCCGGCATTGCGGGTGCGGGGGAGTGATGGGCTCGTCACGCTCCCGTATGGGCAACTCCAGTTCCCGACGACACAAGTACCCTCGACCGACGCATACACCTTCGACGACTACCGCGAATCGGCGTTTACCGCGACGGACGCGAGCGGGGCCGGCCTCACCTTCTCGGTCAATGCGGGGTACTACGTCAAATGCGCCCGCGCGGTGCAATGCACCCTCAACATCACCTTTCCGACGACGAGCAACGGCGCCGCGGTCGCGCTCGGCCTGCCGGTGACGGCCGGCGCCACCGGCGTGACGCGCTACGCCGCAGCTATCGCGTACAGCGATTACACGGCGGGGGCGTTCGCCGCGGGCGTGGCGGCCGGGACGAACGTCCTGCAGTTCTTTACCTTTCCCGGCGCGGTGCAACTGAGCAATGCCCAAATGAGCGGCAAGACCATTCACGTGACGGCGATGTACGTCACCACGAACTGAGGTTTGCATGGCCACGAATCACATCTCCTACGACCGCAACAAGCCGCACGGCTACAAGCTCGGGCACGCGCTCGAAGGCCTCGCGAACTTCATGACCGGCGGGCCGGCGATCCGGGACGCCATGATCCAGATGAAAGTGACGGGCGGCAGTGACGACGATCCGGCGACGTACGCGCCGCTCGTGCCGCTGTTTGGCATTGCCGGTGAGGATCCCGCCGCGCAGAACGAAGACGCCCGGTCGATGTTCCTGGAGCTGGACGCGCTCGTCACGAAGATGATGAACAACGGCAGCCAGCAGTTCGTCTTCGACGCCATTAAGCAGGCGCTCGCCAAGATGAGCAACTGATGCCGGAGACGCGCCTCGATCCCGCCACGTACTGGCGCCTCCGCACGCTGACGGCGGAGCGCGACCTGGCCCAGGCGCACGCGCAGCTCGCCGAGGCCCGGTACGAGGCGGCCCGCGCCCGCTGGCACGCCGCGTGGACGGAGACGGCGGCCCAGTACGGGCTGGCGACCGACCGCCAGTACGCGCTCGTCGATGCGGCGTGTAGCGTGGTGGAACCGGCGGAGTCTGTCTCCTGACGACGTGAGGCGACATGGCGCTCGGCCCCGGGCAAGTCGCCCTCACGTCCTGCCGTCTCAATAAGCTTCGGCTCGACGCCGGCCGGCTCAATGCGGTGCTCGGCCCGCCGCTGGCGCCGCACACGCCGACGCCCGCGCCCGGGTTCTCGGGCGGACCCTACCAGGTCTCGTGGGGCGCCAGCGGCGGCGCCTCGTCGTACGACGTCTATTACGGGACGACGCCGACGCCACCCCTGTATACCGGCAATCTCACCGGGACGGCGGTCAACGTGCCGGCGCAAACGCCGGGCCTCACCTACTACTGGTACGTCGTCGCCAAGAACATCTACGGCACGACGACGGGGCCGCTCTGGACGTTCACCGCGGCCGTACCGCCCGTGCCGACGTCGCTGCTCCCGCCGCACACGTCCGGCAATAACCCGAACACGATCACCCTCTCGTGGACCCAGCCGAGCATGGAGCCGTTCCTGACGTGGACGGTGCGGTTCGGCACGTCGCCCACGGCGCCGCCGATTATCGCCTCGGGGCTCACGTCGCCCTCGTATGCCCTCCCGACGCCGCTGGCGAATGCCACGCGGTACTACTGGGCGCCGCGGGCGGTCAACAACGCCGGGATGAGCCCCGACTCGGGGAATCAATATTTCGATACCTGGGTCCTCGGCGCGGCGTCCACGCCGTTCCCGGCCGACGGCGCCGTGGACGTGTCGCTATCGGCGATCCTGACCTGGGGCGCGGCCCTCAACGCCACGTCGTACGACGTCCTGTTCGGGACCGGCTCGCCGCCGACGAACGTCGTGCAGCAGGGGCCCGGGCTCAGTTATGACCCGCCGGGCGATCTCGCCGTCGACCTGCAGTACTACTGGCGGATCCGCTCGCGGAATAGCGGCGGGACGACGGACGGCCCGATCTGGACGTTCACCTCAACGGACCCGAACCGGCTCATCATCCGCATCGACGGCGTGGCGCCGCACATGCGGATCGCCGGCCTCTCGATTCAGGACAACCTCAACGACGCCCCGAACACCTGCGCGTTCGTGGTCGACACGACGCCGCCGCACGTCGGGCAAGTCGTCGAGATTGGCCTCGGCAGCGTCACCGGATCCGACCTGCTGTTCGCGGGGACGATTCAGGCCGTCGAGGAATTTTACGAAGGGCAGCGCCCCGTCAATCGCGCGTGGCGGGTGTCCTGTATCGACTGGTGGCAGCGGCTCAACCGCACCCTGGTCCGGCGGCATTACGCGCCGCAATCGGCCTCCGCCATCGCGATCGATCTGGTGACGCGCTACAGCCTCGGCTTTTCCACGGCGGCCATCGCTGCGGGCCTGCCGACGGTGGACGGCGGGATCGATTTCACCGACGAGGAGCTCGGCCTGTGCCTGCGGCGCCTGCTGCAACGCGTCGGCGGGTACTGGTACGTCGATTACTCGAAAGTGGTGCACGCGTTTCTGACGGAAACCACGGCGCCGCCCGACGCGCTGACGCCGACGACGCCGACGCTGCTGGCCGATCCGTCCCTGACGGACGCGCGCGACCTCTCGCAGATTCGCACGCGCGTCCTGGTGGAAGGCGGCGGCGCGCAGGCGACGGTCGAGGTCCTCGCGACCGAGACCCGGGTGCCGATCGAGGATGCGAGCTGGTACAACCCGGCCGGCGGGCTGGTCGTCTCGGGCACGCAGCGCATCCCGTATACGTCGCTCGTGGTGGGCGGCGGCGGCTCGTTTGTGCAAGGGATGACGGGCCCCGTGGGCGGCGCCGGCACGCCGGCGGCGGCGATCGCCGAGGGCGCCGGGGGCGTGCTGGGCACCGTCAACTACCGTGCCTCGTTCCGGAACAGCGCCGGGGAAACGGTACCCGGCCCGGCCAGTAATTCCGTCCTGGGTGTGGCGTTCGCGCGCCCGCCGGTCGGCCTGTTCGCGACGGCCGCGACTGGGATCGGGCGCCTGATCGGCGCCTACTCGTACGTCGTGACGTTCACCACGGCGCGCGGCGAGACGGATCCCACCACCCCGGCCGCGTTCGTCACGCTCGTCGCGTGGCCGACGCCGAATGCGCCGACGCTGACGCCGGGCGGCTTCGGGCCGCTCGTCGGGCAGTACGGCTACAGAGTGACGTTCGTCACGCAGTACGGCGAAACGACCGCCGGCCCGGCGGCGAGTTACACGGCCACCGCGCTGGCGGCACCCTCGGCGCCCGGCGTCGCCGAGGTGGCCGGCCAGGTCGCCCCGCTCGTCGGCGCGTACTCGTATCGCGTCGCCTACCTGACGGCGTACGGCGAAACCCTCCCGGGCACCGTGGCGAGTCTCACCGTCACGGGCTACACACCGAGTGCCCCGACGGCGGCCGTGACGGACATCGGCCCACTGATCGGCGTCTTCAGTTACCGCGTCGCGTTTGTGTCGGCCCTCGGGGAAAGCCTCGGCACGGCCTCGGGGACCGTGACGGCGACCGTGGTCACGGCGCAACAACCCAGCGTCAGCGGCGACGGCACGGGCGCGGAAATCGCCTATGCGGTGGCCTACGTCCACCCGGTGTACGGGCCCAGTGCCCAGTCGCCGCGCACCGTCGATACGAACAAGGGCACGAACCCGGTCGTGATCGTCAACGGCCTCCCCGCCGGGTGCGGGTGGACGGTGTACAGCACGGGCACCGTCACCGCCGGCACGGGCGCGAGCGCGCCGATGTACCGCGTCGCGGATATGGGTGTGGGCGCGCCCTCGTTCACGCATACGACGCAGACCGGCCCCGGCGACGGCGGCGTGCTCGCCACCCTGGGCCGCGCCATCACCGTCTCGAGCATCCCCACGGGGCCGACGGGGACGACGTCCCGGCGCATCTACCGGACGAAGGCGGGCGGGAGTGCCTATTTCCTCGTCGGGCAGCTCGACAACAACACCGCGACGACGATGGTGGATGCGACGCCGGACGGGGCGCTGACGCAGACGGCGCCCGCCGCCAACGTGAACGGCCATCCGGTCCTGCTGAACCTGCCGACGGGGCCGGCGGGCACCCTCGGCCGCCGGCTCTACCGCACCAAGGTCGGCGGGAGTACGTATTTCCGGATTGGCGAGGTCGATCACAACACGGCCGGCGCCACCTACACCGACACGACGCCCGACAGCGCCCTCACCGTGCAGGCGCCGATCCTCGCGACAGCGGGCGGCGAAACGATCACGGTCACCGTGCCGACGGGGCCGACGGGCACGACGGCCCGGCGCCTCTACCGGACGACCGCCGGCGGCGCGAGTTATCGGCACGTCGCGGAACTCGCCGACAACACCACCTCGACGTATACCGACGGCCAACCCGACGCCGGCCTGGGCGCGACGACGGTGCCCACCGTGCATACGGCCGGCGGCCAGCAGATCGCCGTCGGGGGGATTCCGCTCGGGCCCGTTGGTACCACGGGGCGGCGCCTCTACCGGACGCGCGCCGGCGGCGTCGATTACTACCTCGCCGCGGAAATCCCGAACAACACGACGTCGACCCTGACCGACGGCGTGATCGATACGGACCTCGGCCCGGTCGCCCCGACCGCGAACACGGCCGGCGCCTCCATCGTCAGCGTGACGGGGATCCCGACCGGTGACGCCACGATCACGGCCCGGCGCCTGTATCGGCGCGACAGCGCCGGCCTCTATCGCCGCGTGGCGGACCTCGGCGACAACACGACGACGACGTATCTGGACGCGACGGCGGAAGAGGATCTCGGCGAGCTGGCGCCCACCGTCAGTACGATCGGCGCCGTCGCCGGGGCCACGTCGCTGCAGCTCGCGGACGCCTCGGCCTTCCCGGCGGCGGGCGGCTGGGCGAAGAGTGGCAGCCAGCGGTTCCGCTACAGCGGCGTCAGCGGGAACACGCTGACGGGGATTCCCGCCAGCGGGCCGGGCGCGCTCGTCGCGCCGCTCCGGGCCGGGGCCGAAGTGCTGCTCGAGTCGATGCTGGTGGGCGCCACCCTCGAGGCCCCGATTGCGGCGGGCGATCCCGTGCTCGTGCTGGCGATCGTCAACGACGCGGCGGCCCAGGCGGAACTCGCCGCGCTCGAGGGCGGCGACAGTACCGGGATTTACGAACATCGCCTCAGTGACAGCCGGCTCGCCTGGGCCGATGCCGCGGCGACGGGCACGGCGGACCTCCGCCTGTTCGCGCGGCCGATTGCGACGCTGCGGTATGCGAGCCGCGACCGCAAGACGGCCTCCGGCAAAACGGTGCATGCTGACATTCCCGGGTTGGCCGTCCTGGGCGATTACCTGATCCAGACCGTGACGATCGATCAGATTGGCATCGCGAAGGGTTTACTTCCTCGCTACACCGTCGAAGCGTCGAGTGTGCGCTGGACGTTCGAGGATCTGCTACGCCAGATCGTGGTGCGGCCGTGAGGGATGATCGGATCTGCTTACGGTAGGGTCAGCAGTCGGCCTCAGCCTCGCCCACCGCTTTTCTCGTCGTCGGCAGGTTGTCCGGTGAACGGTTCCCAATCGGTGTCATGGTCAAGGATCACCGGAAACGTCTGCGGACGCTCAAGACCGAGCAGGCCCTGCACGGGCGAATACAGGTGCCCCCACGGGCCATAGTGCCGCTCGTCGTTGTGCATCAGCACGTCCAGCACGATGTAATCGTCGGCATGGCCCCACAGCGGCTTACGTATGCGAACGTGACCGGCGCGGAAGAGTTCAGCGATGGTCGGCATCCACTCCCAAAGGTCGCATAACCGTGATTATACCTTCCGCGTTGACGCTCGGACGCCCGGGCGCCGAATGAGGGCTTGGGTGATCTGCATCATCGCCTCGAGCAGCGCATGCATCCGCGCGAGGTTCGCGAGCGAGGCTTTCAGGCGCTCGATCTCGTCGCCCTGCGCCTTGAAGAGTTCCATCTGGAATTCGAAGTGCTTGCGCACCAGTGCCTTTTCCTGCTCAGTCATCGGCCGTTCCCTTTGTGATGGGATGATCGGGTGGCGTCATCAGTGTTGCTGCCCGTTGGTCGCGATCAGGGCGAGCGCCTTTTCGGTGGCGGCGATGACGGCGGCGATGGCCTCGCCCTGCGCCCGGTTGGCCGCGCCGATGGCGGAGAGCGTCTGCTGCATCGCGTCGATGGCCTCGTCAAAGGCGTGCGAGGAGCGGTGCAGCGCCTGCTGCGCGGCGGCGAGATCGGCGAGGACGTCCTGCAGGGTCATCGGCCGTGCCCTTTGACGAGGCGCGGCGCGGGCACGGGAGGCGGCGTCGGCGTCCAGCGCGCCGCCATGGCGGCGACGGCGGCGTGCGCGCGTTCCGCGGCGGCGCCTGCCACATACTGCCGCGTCGTGGTGATGCTCGCGTGCTGGGCCAACTCCGCGACGGCGATCAAATCGCCGCTCGTCCGTAGGGCTTCCGTCAGGAACGAATGCCGCAGATCGTAGGGCCGGCAGCCGTCGGGAATCGCCGCGTCAAACGTTTCCAGCTCCGTCACGTCGCCGCTCTCCTGCACGCGCGCCACGATCGCGCGGCGCGTGCGGGCGATCGTGCGTTTCCAGGTTTGCGACATGCTCTTGCGGGAGAAGCGCTTGCCCCAGAGGCCCGCCGCCGCGTAGTTGCGCAGGGCCTCGACGGCGGGCGGGAGTAAGGACACCCACGTGCCGCCGGCCACGCCCTGCCCTTTGTGGCGCCCCGGGTAGCGGAGGAGCCCGGCCGTAAATCGGACGTCCGTCTCGCGCAGGCGTTCGAGCTGCATTTGCGGCAGCCCGGTCCAGGCCATCACGCGCAGGCGAATCTTGGTCTCGCTCACCGTACTGCGGGGCTCGCCTTTCACGGGCCGCCCGCGATCGGGCAGGTGCGCCAGCAGTTGCTCGACGAGGGCGACGGGCACGGCGCGCGGCGCCCGCTTGGGCTGGGGGATGGTAATTCCGGCGGTCGGGTTCGCGGCGCCCGCGCCGTCGAGGCGGCGATAGAGGGTGCGGAGGACGCGGAGCAAGTGCCGCCGCGTGCCCGGCGCGTAGGACGGCGCCCAGGCGGCGAGCTGCGTCCGGATGTCCGTTTCGGTGATGGCGTGGCGCGGCACGGCGCCCAGCGGCGAATCCCGCCACTGGCGGAAGAACCGCTCGTAATCCTCCCGCGTCCGGCCCCCCTCCGGCACCGTGCCGAGGAACGTCTGCATGTCGCCGCTCAGCGTGCCCTTCTCGGCGCGGCCGCGCTGTTTCAGGAACGCCGCGCGCCGCTCCAGGCGCCACGCCTCGATCGTGTCGAGCGGCGTGCCGTGCGGAAACCGGCCCTCGTCGCGCAGGGGGCCCACGGTAACGACGGCACTGATGCCGTAGCGGTCGGCATAGATCCCGGTCGCCAGCCGCTTTCGTTGTCCGTCACGACGTGCCATTACACCGATTCCTTGTTGAAGACGAATTGTTGAATCATGCGTACGTCCTCCTGACAGGCGCTCAGGCTGGCCCGCAGTGCGGCGATCTGCGTTTCCAGATCAATTAGCCTGTCCTCCCGAGACGGGCGATCGAGTTGCAATTCGACTCGACGCATGTGCCGCCACGCCTGCATCTGCTTTAGCGGCGTCTTGTGTGGGAAGCGATGCTCGGCGCGTTTCGCGCCGACGGTGACGATGGCACTGATGCCGTAGCGGTCGGCATAGATCCCGGTCGCCAGCCGGTCACGACGTGGCATTACACCGATTCCTTGCCGGCGGGCCGATAGTGAAATCCCTCCAAGCGCTCCCTCCAAGCGCTAGAATAGCATCCGTTGTTTTTGTTAGCAATTACGTGTCATTCATTTTCATCGTCACTTGGAAGACTGTCAAGCCCAAAGTGCCAAACTTACGGATTTGCTGAGGAAAAATGGGCGCGCCCGGCAGGACTCGAACCTGCGACATCCGACTTAGAAGAAAACTCCCGCAGCTATCTAACGTGTTGTATCTAAAGTAGTTACTGCGATCCTTCCAAGCGGCTCTACCAAGCGGCGCGGCTCTGGCTACCGGCGGTCGCGAATGGCGAGGATGAGAT